ACTATTTTGGACCGCAATGGCTTGGAAACGCTTGTGGATCCAATTGCCTATTACTTGGTGCAAGATACCCAGCGACCGCATTTGCGTGCGGGGCAGGCGACCTTGCCTCCAATTCCCGAGGCGGGAGGCGTACGTATTCATATGAGTGCTGGTTTTGGTCCTAACTGGTCTGATCTTCCGGCTGATATGGCCCAGGCAATTTTGATGCTTGCGGCCCATTTTTATGAATTCCGCCACGATACTGGTGCGGGTGCAAAGCCGATGCCGTTTGGCGTTTCAGCGTTGATCGAGCGATTTAGGAACATACGTTTATTCAATGGTGTCCGTCCATGAGCCGCCCACAGTTAAACCGTCATCTGGTTCTAGAGCACGAAACCCAAGTGCCTGATGGGTCTGGTGGTTTTTTGCGAAATTGGTTGGCTCTGGGTGCTCATTGGGCCGAAATTAATGCCGGATCTGGTCGCGAGACATCCGGTCCGGCAACAACTCTGAGCCGCGTGGTCCATAAAATAACGATCCGCGCCGCCCTTGCCGGATCTGACGCTCGTCCCTTGGCGGGCCAGCGGTTTCGCGGGCATGGTCGGATCTATGCCATACATGCAGTTGCTGAAAATGCCGCGAATGCCCGCTATCTGACGTGTCACACCACAGAGGAGACTGTCGCATGAGTTATGGTGTATCTGCATCCCTACAAGAGGCGATTTATCAACACCTGTATACCGATCCTGATGTCGTGTTGGCCGTTGGCACCAATGTGTTTGACGCACTGCCGGCTGGAATTTTGCCGTCGCTTTATGTTGTGCTGGGTCCTGAAGTGGTCAAAGACCAGTCTGATAAAACAGGTGCCGGTGCATTGCACGAGCTTGCGGTGTCCGTTGTCACTGATGTGGCCGGGTTTGCCCAAGCGAAGGTAGCGGCCGCCGCCGTGTCTGATGCTTTGATTGACGTTGATCTGCCCCTGTCACGTGGAATGTTGATCTCATTACAGTTTTACAAAGCGACCGCCGCGCGTGTCGGCACTGGCGACACCCGACAAATCAACCTGATTTTCCGCGCCCGAGTTGCGGACGTTTGACCTTGAAATTTCTAACCTTTAAGGAGTGCTGGCAATGGTAGCCCAGAACGGTAAAGACCTGTTGGTCAAAATTGATATGACAGGTGATGGCCTATTTGAAACTGTCGCCGGTCTGCGGGCGACGCGCATCAGCTTTAATGCTGAAACTGTTGATGTCACGTCGCTGGACAGCACTGGCGGCTGGCGTGAGCTGTTGAATGGTGGTGGTGTGAAAACGGCTTCGATTTCTGGGTCTGGTGTGTTCAAGGACGAGACGACGGACGAGCGTGCGCGCCAGCTTTTCTTTGACGGTGAGACACCAAATTTCCAGGTGATCGTGCCTGATTTTGGCACCATGGAAGGTCCGTTCCAGATTGGATCAATCGAATATGCAGGTTCGCATAACGGGGAAGCCACCTACGAGTTGTCGCTTGTATTGGCAGGCGAGATTGCCTTCACGGCGGCGATATAATGGCCAACCCATTGGCCGGAGAGGTTGAGGTCATTATCGATGGCACGCCGCATTGCTGCAAGCTGACACTTGGGGCGATGGCCGAACTTGAGGCCTCGTTAGGTACCAATAGTTTGGTGGACCTTGTTCAACGGTTTGAGGTTGGCAAGTTTTCAAGCCGCGATGTGATGGCTTTGATCGTGGCTGGCTTGCGGGGCGGCGGATGGGATGGCAATGCGGCGGATTTGATCCGCGCGGATATTGCCGGGGGCGCGGTGGGCGCTGCACAGGCGGCGGCACACCTATTGGTCAGCGCCTTCAGCCCACCCGCGTAGCCCTGATGGATTGGCCCAATCTTATGCGTGCCGGTTTGCATGACCTGCGTTTGCCCCCTGATGATTTTTGGGCACTGACCCCAGCTGAGCTGCAAATCATGCTGGGGCTGGACAAGAGGTTGATGCCTATGGCCCGTGATCAATTTGAGGCCCTTGAGGCCGCGTATCCCGATATCCAAGAAGGATAAAACATGAGTGGACTAGATGATATTGACGCGCTTGATGGCGAGGTTTCGGCATTAGAGCGCACGTTGGGCGATACGGCGGCCATGACGGCGGCCTTTGACAGTCAGTTGCGCGATATTCAGGGTACATTGACGGAAACGACACGTGATTTGGGTAATCTGGAACGTGGATTTTCTGGTGGATTGCGTCGCGCCTTTGATGGATTGGTCTTTGACGGGTTGAAGCTATCGGACGCCCTCAGTGTTGTTGCCAAGTCAATGGTCGACACCGCCTATTCTGCTGCGATCAATCCGGTGATGCAGCACTTAGGTGGGTTGCTTGCTAGCGGCGTAAATGGCGCGGTGTCGAGCATCATGCCTTTCGAGAACGGCGCTCCATTTTCGCAAGGTCGTGTGATGCCATTTGCCAAAGGTGGCGTGCTGGACGGGCCGACAACATTTTCAATGCGCGGTGGCACCGGCTTGATGGGGGAGGCTGGCCCAGAGGCCATCATGCCGCTTGCGCGAGGTGCCGATGGGCGGCTTGGTGTGCGTTCAGCTGGTAGTGGAAGCGTGAACGTCAACATGCATATCTCCACGCCTGATGTGCAGGGTTTCCAACGCAGTCAGGGACAAATTGCAACCCAGATGGCGCGCGCCTTAGGTCGCAGCCAGCGCAATCGTTAACAGGGAGGTTTTCCAATGGCTTTTCACGAAATGCAGTTTCCAGCGGCTCTAAGTTTTGGGTCGATTGGCGGACCTGAGCGGCGTACGGACATCGTCACGCTGTCAAACGGATTCGAGGAACGCAATACGCCCTGGGCGCATTCGCGCAGGCGATATGATGCTGGCATCGGTTTGCGGTCACTCAATGATGTCGCCGACATAGTTGCGTTTTTCGAGGCACGCGAAGGTCAGCTCCATAGTTTTCGGTGGAAAGACTGGGGGGACTTCAAATCTTGTGCGCCTTTGTCGGAACCGGTGTCGTCTGACCAGTTGATCGGCATTGGCGATGAAATAACGAAGGTTATTCAGCTTGGCAAATCGTACCGGTCTGGCGATCAATCTTATCTGCGGCCGATTACAAAGCCTGTAGAGGGTACTGTTCGCGTCTCGATTGGTGGCGATGAGATGCAAGAAGGCATTGATTATGCTGTCGATTTCACAACCGGAGAGGTGATTTTCCCTCATCCGCCAGACCTTGGGGCCGAGATTCATGCAGGGTTCGAGTTTGATGTGCCTGTGCGGTTTGACACAGATATCATTCAGACGTCTGTTTCTAGTTTTCGGGCTGGTGACGCGCCCAATGTGCCGATTGTTGAGGTGCGCGTATGACTGTTGCGACGCTGAACACGCATCTGCAAACGGGTGCGACGCATGTGTGTAGCTGTTGGGCTGTGACCCGACGCGACGGTGTTGTTTTTGGGTTCACCGACCATGACACGGCACTAGCATTTGATGATATCGCGTTCACGCCTGACAGCGGCCTTTCAGCAAAGGCGATCACCAGCACGACGGGCCTGTCGGTAAACAACACCGAAGCCTTGGGCGTTCTTGGCGCTGACACAATCACTGATGCCGATATTGAGGCAGGACGCTTTGACGGCGCAGCGGTCACGACCTGGCTTGTCCGATGGGATGAAGTAGCTGATCGTGAGGTGAAGTTCACTGGGTCGATGGGCGAGATTGTGCGCGAAGCCGGTACTTACCGCGCTGAGCTGCGTGGGTTGACAGAGATGTTGAACCAACCTCAGGGTCGCGCGTATTTGAAGACCTGTAGCGCGGTTTTGGGTGATGGTGGCTGTAAAGTTAGTACGACTGATCCTGCTTTTAGGGCCGTCGCGACTGTCGATGTCGTGACGGGCAATCAGGTTTTTAGGTTTGCGCAGACAGCGCCTTATACGGACCGTTGGTTCGAAGGTGGCATCATGCAATTCCGGTCTGGCGCGGCAATGGGTCTTGAGGCCGTGATTAAGGGCGACGAGATCGATGGGGATGAGCGTGTCATTACGTTGTGGCGCCCTTTGCCGGCGTCGATTGTGCCGGATGACGCTGTTTGGCTGATTGCGGGCTGTGACAAGCGGTCGGAGACCTGCCGCGTCAAATTTGATAATCTTGTAAATTTTCAAGGGTTTCCCGACATTCCTGGTGATGACTGGCTGATGAGTGTGCCGCGTTCCGACGGCGGGAGCATGTCGCCATGACGCTGCCCCGAGAGGTCAGTATCGCCCGGAGTTGGGTCGGGACGCCGTATATTCATCAAGCTTCAAGCCAAGGCGTCGGATGTGATTGCCTTGGCCTTATACGCGGTATTTGGCGCGGCTTGCATGGTGTCGAGCCGCAGCCAGTTCCGGCATATACCGCGGATTGGTCCGAGCCGCAGGGGCAAGAACTACTTTGGGCGGCGGCGGCGCGGCATCTTTGTGCTGTTGAACGGGATACCCCGCAGGCTGGTGATGTGATTTTATTTCGCATGCGCCAGGGTGCCGTCGCCAAGCATTTAGGCATCGTTGCGACGACGTCGCCAAACCCAACATTCATTCACGCCTATACAGGGCACGGGGTGGTCGAAAGCCCACTGTCGGAGCCATGGCGCAAGCGCATTGTCGCGCATTTCGTATTTCGATAAGGAACCTTTGATATGGCCACAATCGTACTCTCCGCAGCTGGAATGGCTCTTGGCGGATCAATTGGCGGCTCTGTCTTGGGGCTGTCTATGGCGACTATTGGACGCGCGGCAGGGGCGGCTGCAGGCCGTTGGATTGATCAAAGACTACTTGGGTCTGGGAGTGAGGCCATTGAGACAGGGCGCGTTGACCGCTTTCGACTGACCGAGGCCAGCGAAGGGGCAGCGGTTGCCAATGTATTTGGCCGGATGCGTGTGTCTGGGCAAGTCATTTGGGCAACACGTTTTAAGGAATCCGAAACGACAACAGGCGGTGGTAAGGGGGCGGGGCTTACACCTGCGGCGAAAGAGTTTTCGTATAGCGTTAGCATTGCGATTGCGGTTTGCGAGGGTGTGATAACCCATGTTGGCCGCATCTGGGCTGACGGGGTTGAAGTCTCGCCTGCCGATCTGAATTTGCGTCTATATACCGGTACGCAAACGCAACTGCCTGATCCAAAAATTGTTGCTGTCGAAGGCTCCGATTTCGCGCCAGCATATCGTGGCACGGCCTATTTGGTTCTGGAAGACCTGGAGCTTGCGCAATTTGGCAATCGAGTCCCACAGTTTACGTTTGA